CTATATCTTGTAGGTCTTGTTGGCTGTATTCAGGAAGAGTAGCTGAAGAATTTAGTGTTGTTGTATTAGTATTCCATGCCGATGTTTCTCCTGCTCCCGCTATTTCAGTGTCTATAGTTGCTAGCTGGCCTCCTGAGGAGGCGTTACCCCCCTTTGAGAAGGCTCCTCCTTTTATTCCTGCTCCAATAGCAGATCCTACGCCACTGATCATACCACTTAATGCATCGTTCTGAGCATTAGTAGCATTAGCTGAATCCATTCGGGCTTGATCTAAACCGCCGGACATTCTATTTAAGGTAGCATTGTCTCTAGCTTCTTGTGTGCTAAATTGAAATTGTTTACCGGTAGCTTGTTGTTGGTTATATGTATTAGTCGCAGAAATTTTACCTGCTTGAACTCTAGCTTGTTCGTTCATTGTTAACTGTTGTAACTTAGCCTCGCCTTGAGCTTGTAGCTGTGAATTTTTAGCTTCTTGTGCTTCTAATGTAGCCGAAACTTGTTTTTTAGATTTAAGAGCCGCATTAGCTAAAGCGGTTGCGCCACCGGCACTTGCTCCTGTAGCTTGCAGAGTATCTAATGTAGCTGCTAAAGCCATATCGGACTGTTCAGCTTGAAATTCTGCTGCCTGCGTAGCAACACCTATATTAGCATAAGGATTGCTTAAGTTTCCACTCAAATCCTTAACCTGATCCGCTAAGTTTTTAGCTCCCGAATAAGGATTCATAGGGTTTTGTCTGCCAGCCTCAAATTTTTTGATAGCTGCAGCTTGCCGCTGTTTTTCCTCTTCGGCTGCTCTTTTTGCTTTCTTAGCCTTACTGCCTTTTATCAACCCTCCGCCGATCGATACCGCAGCTCCGACTGCCATTGCCCATGCCATATATTATTGTATTTTAAGTTGTTCTTTATATTTTAAATATTGCTGAGGAGTATCAACAACGTTAATCTCCTCTAGCAATTCTAAATCTTCTATATTATCTTCGTTCTTGTGTATACACGTCCATACGGTCTCCGTTAACGCATAGCCTACTCTTTGTGTTCCTGGTTCGGAAACAATCATCATAGGTGCCTTTAAATGCTGTACACCTTGTTCTGCTGTAGCAACTAGTATCTCGCCTTTAAGCAAGAAGTTATGATGTCGATGTTTATGTATCTTACCAACAACCATAGTATCCTTCGGTATTGTCATTTCTCTTGCATATATACCGTCTGTAAAGGAATGCTTCATTCCTAACATTTCTAAGCTTTCAGGTAAATTCCCGCCTTGTTCAACTAGTAGATCTGTTATTTGCTGTATTCCTTCCGCAGTAGAGCCGGTATATTTAGCTAAGCTATTATTATTCATAATAATATAATTACATGGTTTAACCAAAAGCTACGCTATGACGAGCGCACGAATGTAGTAGATACTGCAAAAATTTCTTTACTACCCTTCCCGGCATTATCTAATCGCATAGTTATTTCCCCGTAAAATCCTTTAACACCAGACGATGAGGACCCAAAAACGACCTCTCCGCTTAATATTGGACTAGCATTAATTAATGTACCGTAATATTTGTCTTCCTTAGCTTTGAAGGAGCTTGTAAACATTTGGTTTTCCATTTGTTGTAACGTCGATGCTACCACTGAAGGTGAAATAGCTAAAGCTTCGTCTGTATTTGTTATAAAACTATCCATGCTCCACCCACTGTCCCCTTCATAGTTAACTGCTTGCATATTTTTAATAGTCGAGGGTGCTCCGTTGAATACTACCGATATAGTAGAAGGATATTGTGTTCCGTAAAATATTCCTCTATTGTCACTACCTTGATTTAATGTATAATGTTTCCATAGCTTGCCACTATAAGCAGTGTAATAATTATTATTAATACTAAATATCCAATTAGGGTTGTAACTATATCTGCTAACCCATCCTTTAGAAACTTCATCATAAGCTAAGGTGTCAAAAGTAACTTTTTGTCCGCTGCCACCAATAGAAACTACGTATTGTTTATTATGAGCATCCCAGCCTCCTCTTATGTAAGATGCAGAAGGTAAACTATCTCTAAAGAAATCAGTCATACCTGCACTTGAAATAGGTGTTATTCCATCTCTTGATAATCTACATACAATGTTTTGATCTCTGTCTGTAAAGTATTTTCTATAACCATTTACCGCAAAAGATTCCGGGTCTTTGCTTATACCAAACTCTCCCCCAAATGACACATTCTGTCCAATAACTCTATTGGTAGCAGTTACCTGTGGATTACCCTCGGCGGTATATATTGCGTCTTTATCAATAAGCGATTTACTAACTTTATTTTCTTGGAATATAATAAGATTAGTATCTTCTGCGTACAACTTTTGTATTGAGCCATTAGATGGGTCTATAGTTCTTGTTATATCTTCCGCTACACTAAATTGATTAGTAGCATTAAATCCTGTTCTTGAATTAAATGGGCCTGAATGTATTAGCCCACTAAATTTATGGGATTGTTTAGGTTCGTCCTCTACTAAGTAAGCTCTTACACCAAAATCAACTGTTGAGTTATTATAGCCTCCCCGTATTCTAGACTCCTCAAGGAGCCAGCTTTCTGCTCTGTCTTCTTCACCATCTTCTCTATAAGCCCCGGGTATAAATTGAAAATCAGTTATTTTTCCAAATGTAGCTTTAACCTCTGTTTCCCCAGGAATTGGTATTAAACTAAAATTGATTGGAACTGGAAATATTAATATTTGTTGATCATTTAATCTTTCAGTTATATTACCTTTGTAAAATCTTAAAATTGTTGGATTTAAAAGATCTGCATACGAAAATGTAACCTCTTGGCCTACGTTCATTTCTGTCTCGTCAAAAGTAAGAGGAGGTGTAGACGTTAAAATCATTTCTTCAAGATTTGGTATATTCGAAGAGAACGTTATGGTTGATCCACTAACACTCCACCCAAAAGTAGGGTCGCCAGGGGGTATGTTTACACCCGCTATTGTTACGGTCAAAACATAAGGAGCTATTAGCTCTGATAAAACAATAGTATTTATAGTAAACTCATGAGTCCCGCCATCTCCTGTTGCTCTAAAAGTAGCGGGGGTTTTTATTGCATCGAGAGTTAATAAGCTTCCTCCGCCTGAGGTTATTAGACCTGTAGTTCCGGGGGTTACATCGACTATTTTTTTAATTTTCTTTAAAGCAAAAGCATTAAAATATTTTAATTCTATTATTGCTGCCATTTATTTTGTATATAATTATTAAAAATTAATTTTAAGGCGTTGGCCAATTTCTGTTAAATTGTAGCCTAGTTGTTCCCCAAAACTCTAGTGGAGAAGACGGAACAGTGTTATCCCATTTAGTCGATTGTCGAGCACTTAAATCCCCGTTCCCTGCAGGTTTAAATTTAATTCCAGTGCTCGGATCATAAAAAGCTACTCCCCTTGGTATAACCGTGTCAAGGCTGGTTCCAGATCCGCTTTCAAACGCTGGAAAATCAAACCATTTATACACAGGATCATTATTTGTTACTGGTACATCTCCCGTCCACTCAAAATTAATTATTGGCTCGAGTTCAGCTGGAGTCCATATTGTTGTTAATTCAGGGTCCTCGTAAAAAGCATTAACATATTCTACATAAGGGGTTTCTGCATAAACGGTATATTGAGGATCTTGGCTAGCTGCAATAGAGTAATCATTAGACCCTACACTTCGATTAAATGTATATGACCCTGCAGAGTTTCTACCTGGATAAGTAGTACCCCCAGAGGTGGTTTGCTCGTTTGCGGCGTTTAGCCCCATTCTTGGAATGCATTCATGGTAGTGTAAATCATCTGTTTGAACCCAGAATAGTGCTTCAGATGGATTTTGATTGGTAGCTTCTTTAGTGAAATTTTTAACCAATATTGCATACTCAATATGATTGTCTCCGTCAAAATCTAGTTTGTCAAAAGCTCTAAGTGCAGACCAATAAAAGGTCCATGGTTCCGACGGGGGAATTATAAATTCATAGAAAGTTGACGCAAGATTAAGTAAAGCTGCACCTGGCATTTCTGTATTGTTATAATCAAATCTTGAGTCTTCACCACTACCAAACGCATTCCAATCCTCACTGCCTTCGGCTCTCCAAAACATAGAAATAGCCGGTACCTCAATAGCACCTGAGGGATAAGGTTGGGAGCCTACTCGATTCCAAGACAGGTTCAGTGAAAATGCTAAAGTTCCTCTTGAGTGCGCACTTGCGGCCGAGGTAGTTGTATCATTAGGTCCCAATCTGTGAATTGTTGTATTACCCCCGGAAATTTTATTAGAAAATATGTTATTATCTACGTCAGTTAGTGGATTAGAAGCAGTAACTCCTGGCAATTGAAATTGGCCTTGAGGATCTTTGCTTATATACCATATACCGTCATTGCCATTACTTACATTACCAGTACCATAATTATTGCCTGCTATATTACTTAATGCTCTATTATATTGAGTTGATGGATAGAGAATTGGATCCTGCGCATTTCCGTTATTGAAAGGATTCAATACACACCAATCTTCCTGAGTTGTTAATACTCCTGGGTTAACTGTAGGATAACCTACTATAACATCCATGTCTTGTGTATGTGTTAAAGCAGTAAAATTTCCATTACCTTGAGTATCCCCACTCGCGTCTGTTAAAATTAAAGTTATTTGATATACCCCATTTGCGGTTTCTCCGGCCTGGCAGGTTAGCTCGCCGTTCGAAGGGTTCATTTGCCAATTACCATTATCTTCCCCGGGTATGCTTTCATTGGGGTTTCTCATAACAAAGCTGTATACTAAGCCATTTTCGTAAGGTGCTCCACCGTTTACATTAGGATGTGCACCATTGGTAACGCCCGTCCATTCGCTAGATTCTATTATGGTAGATTCGCTTGAAGCTAATTCCCACTGAGCAACTCCGTTGTTTGCAGGAGTAAAATTGTCAAAAAACGGTTTTACATTTGCTAATGCTCCATCTCCTCCAGGTTCACCCTGTATAGTTATTTCAGAAAGAAATCCTTCATCTGTTTCAACATTTAAGTTAAACGTATACACATCATTGTTGTAGCTGTTTTCAACAAACTGAATATTGTTTTGGTCAAAAAGTATTTCAAAATAACCGGATTGTGTGTGAGGCTGCAGCTTGAACATCGTGGTGGCATCAACTGTATCTCCGTTTACGTTTTTAGTAACTGACGCAATTTGAACGTCAGGAGCAACAACATAAGGATTACCCTCACTATCAATCGGCCTAAAAGGTGTAGTAACAACATCACCTTTTGTCATTCCCTCGTTAAAAGCCCAAGAATAACCATCTAAAGCTAAAGCTGCTCCTGCAAACCCATTAATGTCTGCGTTAAGATCAACTATTAAGCCAGTAGACGATGTTTCCCAATATATATCCAAATTAGATTCAACTGGCTCAGTTTCATAAACGGCCAATCCCGGAAGCATGTTTTGAGGAAATAAAAATTCTGGAAGATCCTCCTGTCCTGGTGCCCAAGTATCAAAATTATAAGGAGATCTAGTATTTGGCCAACCAATTGATTTATCTTCCGTTGAAATTTTTGCTATTAAAGGATTAGAGTCTAAACTATAAAACACGTCTTGACCCCCTTCGCCGCCTGAATCCTCTCCATATAAACCTACTATAGGTAATTTCAAAGCACTAGGTGATAAATCGTCTAAGCCCATTTGCATATCTCTAGCGTTACCAACTTGAGTTGCAACATGCTTAACGGCGTTGACTCCAGAAGCAATTGTTCTTGGGTAATATTGTATATTTTTAGGTTTAGATAAATGTTCTCTTCCTAAATTGTAAGAGGTTCCTGGCTCTCCCCAAGTAGGGCCATAAGCTGGTGTCATTATATTTGTAACTCTACCATACAAAACTACCGAAGATCTGTACTGTTTTTGATCAGGACCTACTTCTGCTAAATCCCTAGGTATTTTGTTAATATTGTCATTAAAAAGCACGGTATGCGCAGTCACATCTAATTCGTTAGGGAATTTATATCCACTTAAAGTAAGTGTAAAATCTCCTACTATTTTTCCGGTATCATCATCGGTGGTAGATAACTCAGTCCATTTATAAGCCTGGCCGGGATATCCGTTAAGTATTCCGGGCAAGTATACATTATAATATTCTTGCTGTGTTTGTTTCACAACTATTTTATAACTGTACCAGCCTAAGTCATTTAATCTATACGAAAATTTTAAATCAGGACTATTACTTGGTAAATTTTCTTCTCTTAAATAACTTTCGTTTACCTGACCATCAGTTATAACTTGATAAAGGTTTAGAGCAGGATCAATTTGATCAATAGATTTAACCTCTACAAAATCTTCGAATTGTCCTCTTAAATAATCGTTTTCAGCTGGTAAATTTTTATTATTAGTATAACTAGAATCCCATCTAAACTGATATACATTGCCGTTTATAAGTATGTCATCCGGTAGTACTGCATAACCTTCGCCTGAAGTATCCCTTTTGTTTTCTATTGCATAAAGTCCGGGCGTACCTGCGCTTAAGTTTTTAGTAGATGAAATTGCTTCGTTAACTAAAACTTGAATAGTATCTCCAAACCATTCTAAAATGTTAGGAGTATCGTCAGGTCCGGAATCGTATGGGCTATATATAGTTGATCCTGAAAAAAACTTATCACCTTCGGTAGCTCCTAAATCAACATTAGATAATATAACAGGGGAAGTTCTACCAAACTTATCCGATAACACAAACCCAATTTGGTAATTTCTATTTCTTTTTACTGTATGGGTAGGATACTCTACAAAGTTATTATACTTGCCTGTTTCTAGTTTACGGTTTATCCTACAATTATAATTTAATGCCGTGGGAGGAGTATGTTGATCCCTATAGTTTCCGTAAATAACTCTATTACCTGAGACTTCTTGAGACTGAGCTCTTACAGGCACTTTGTCAAAAACTCTAACGGTCTGAGCTTCTGCTAATGTTCTATAAGGCTTACGTGATTGATAGTCATACGTATATATGTTATTGCCTTTTGAAAAAGTGCTCACCTCACTAGCAGAAACAGACTCAAGAACTTTCACGGCAACGGAATCAGATTCTCTAAAAAGAATTTCTAGTTCAGAAACTTTGTAGTGAGAGTTTAATCTATTGCCAGGGCAAGGTAGAGGAATGTTAAGTTCAATATTTTGAACATTGTTTTCAAACCAATCAAGAACTGTTGACCGATAAGCTGCATCCTCTTGTCCATGTACAAAATAACCTTTTTGCTTAGGTATATAAGCTATCTGAGTAAAGGGAGCCATAAGGGAGTACTCATTGTCGTCGTACTTAAACCTATAACTAAACCTCACAAATTTATCTTCTAAGTAATCAGGATCTCCCGGCCAACTAGGATCATCTTTTTTGTTAGTCATTGTAGAAGCAAACAAAGTATAATAAGATCCCGGGGTCGGTGTATTACCTCCTGGTATATCGGGTTCAAAAGTTATTCTTGTTTTACTAGCTACAAAAACTACGTTTGTTATTGTCAAATAATCTTCTCCGCTTAAATTATCTTCAGGGGATACCAAAATGCCACCTATAAAAGGCTCTAGCTCTTCAACTCTATTTCCTTCTACAGTAATATAACCTGAGGCTCCACCTGAAGCTACTACTCTTAATTTGTTTACTAAATTTATGGGTTGGTATGGAGAATATTTAGCTACAGATATTTGATGTTCTTCGGTATAATATTCCGTGTCTTCATCATTAGAAGAGGACCTGCCTGATTGAACTATAGTACTAGCTAAGTTAATATTTATTTTTCTAGGCTGGTTTCTATCATCCGTCCAAAATAATAAACTTTCTATAAGATTAACTCCTATAATTCTGTTAGTTGTAGAGAAATTTAAAAACTCTCCTTGCACTAATTTAGTGTAGTCTCCAGAACGGGTATTAAAAACATATATATAATGTTGTGTTCCAAAAGGCGCATCGGTAGGATTTTCAGGATTAGGATCTGAATAATCTGTAAGAAAAACAAAAACTCTGTCGTTAGATGAATCTACGAGTTGGCCTATTATTTCAATGTCACCTAAATCTGTTTGAGTTATTAAAGAATTACCTATAATGTTTTCTACAGCTCCTACATTATCAGCCTCCGAACGACCAACACTTACGTTTAATGCATCTCTGTATTCGCCATTAGGTATAATCCTATCGTCTAAGTCTTTATTCATCTTAGCTTTAAGGAAAGTATTTTTTATTTCTTGTGCCATTTAATTCTTATTTAATCCATTTAGATTTACCTCTCATTACTTGTACTATCTCCGATAGTTTAATGTTTGACAGTCTTATCTTTGCATTTCTTAACTTAGCGTATCTTTCTCGTTTAAGTCGCTGTACAATGTACTCAGGCTGCCCCATTCGTGTCGAAATGATCGCGTGAGATATATGAGCATATAATGCCTCTTCGGCCATCTTAGGTACTTTAAAATCCAATCCCTCGTAGGCTAGCCCATCGGATATATACTCCAATACAATTAGTTTGTCTCTAAGGTTAGATGAAAACATTATAGTGCCGTCTCTTTCATTCATATTAAACCAACCTCCTGATTGCATATATTGTGGGTCTCCCCCATACCTCTGTCCTGCGGCTAAATCAAAACTTAATGTATCTACAATGTCATTATACTGTTGTCTGCTTATGTTTCCAGCAAGTAAGCTAGCATTAGCGTTTGCCCATCTTTCATTCGTTATAGAGGAACCCTCTAATTGATCCCCGAAGTTATCTGTAGTAATTTGTCCAATCCCATCTTGTAATGGAACCTGATAAGGTGAAACATGTAATGTATTAGCTGGAAAAATTGGACGTTTAACTCCTGTACTGTCTATTCTAGATATAGCCGTGTAGTTTACATAATCTTGAGGTACAGCTAGATTAAGGTTAGCGGGAACCGTAAGCTCTTGAGAACGAATAGTTTTTAAAGTGTCGTAGCTAAACTCTTGTAATCCTCGCTTAGCGTGAAATATAACATCCGTGCGTTTAACATCAAGTATTAATTTACCTTCTCCTACATATATAGTCATAAAAGCATCTATAATATCGCTTAAAGACGTATAAGCATAACCTCCTTGATTTTGTTGTACAATATCTCCGTATGCATTTTCATCACCATATTTTCCGCCATCTAAAGTTTTTAGTTGCACTACCCAGTAGCTGTTTACGGGTATAGGTGTGGTAGTGGTGATAACATTGTCTTTTACAGTAAATTCTAAGGTATACTCTGTATAAGATCCTGGTAGACTGGTGGGACTAGTGTAAAGAGCAAAATTATTTAATGCATAATCTGTACTTGACGGATCATAAGATCCAAAAATTAAATCTGTATTAAAAGTTGCTACAAAAACGCTAGTTCCGCCTGCATCTTCGCATAAAAATCTTTGCGATCCCGCGTAATATTGTTCGTTAGTTTCGGTTATTAAGCCGCCGTTAGGTATTGCCATATCTTATAATGTTTCTTTAATTGTCTCTGCTTGTACCTGCTGTTGAGCTACTTGTATTATAGTAGGGTCTTTAATTACTACTCCCGCATAAAGAAGTATTCTGGTTACTATATTAGATTGTTCTTTTTTAGACAATTCAAAATCAATAGATCCTGCAGCGGTATAACTATAATATGCTTGACCTGTAGGCACAGTAAAGTTCCATCTTACGTCCATAGGCTTTCTTAAATAACTAACAGCTATATCCGAAGTAATAGCCTCTGGTAAGACTTGTATTTTTTCGTTTTCATATAAAAATACTGGATAGTTAACGGTGGGAGCTATAAGTGGATTGCCTTTTAAATAAGGCAGTTCATTCCTTTGAACAAGCTGTAATTCTTTTTCGTTTTTGTAAAATACAGACCCTAATGTGTAGAAGCTATTAGGCTTTGCTGTAACTAATATAGTTTGGTTTAAAGATGGGATTGTGTTAAATGAAATAGCGCCGCCTCCTATATTGTAGGAATTTGAAGATAAAAGTTCTCCGTTAACATAAACATATATAACGCTTGAACTTAATTGAGCTGCTGTAATTGATGTAAATACAAACGAAGATTGTGTACCTGTACCCAAAAAAGATTGTGAGTAAACAGAGCCGCTGTTTTCTACAGGCAAAATAAACTTGCCTTCTGCCGCGTTAAATGTGCAATCACCGTATTCTTTGAATATAGATATATCCTGATTAGTGTTTTTTATTTTATCACCGTATTCAGTAATATTGTCAGGCTTACGAACTTGAAGATCTAGTGTATTAAAGTAACCCTCAAATATTTCTAATTGAACCTGTGTAGCTACCTTATTAAATTCATCAGGGGTTAACATTCCCCGTTGTTCTTTATTTAATATAAGTAAAACCGTTCTATAAACTGTATTTACATTTATTGCCATTATATTTTGTTTTATATATTATTAACCGGACTCAGTTACGAATCCGGTTAATATAGTCTACTTATTATAATTACATAGTTTTATAAAAAACTACTAATTAAAACTTCTTTTCTATGGATCTGAAAACTTCCATACCTTCATCTGTTTTGAAGTACGCAGCCATTGCTGAATATGGGTTTTCGTCAAAAGGAACATTCATAAGCTTTCGGCCTGTTGATGCCCATGAAAATGTTCTCTGGTCCTGAGATAAACTCAGTATATTTGCTTCAGTAGCTTTTATTGCTACATTACGTAAATGTACGTTATCATCCTGAGCTAATTCTAGGAATAACTGAGGATTACGACGCGCAAACAATCTAAGATCTCTTTTAATTTCTTTAGAGGATAAGCTGTTAACTTTGCTTCCAACCTCAACTCTTAGTATTGCTTCAGCTTCGTCAACATCCATTTCTCGTGCAATAATAGCTGCATCAACCTGCATATCAAGTACATCTATGTCGTCTTCCGCTTCTTCAACTGAGTCATACTCTTCGTATATACGATCTTTTAATGGATGATACAAAGATAATAACTTTTGTAAGTTTTGTTTTTCTTTAGGCACTGTCAATACACCTTCTCTAAATACAATATGTCCCATTGTTGCTTCACCTTTTTGATCTTGTTTGAAAGGGGATGAGTGATTGGTTGCATATCTAATTTCTTTTTGTACTCCTGTTTCTTCGTCAAAATATAATAAAGAATGCTTTGGAGTATGTTTACCTGGGATTGTATGGGTTAATGGTTCGGCATCATTTTTTAAAAAATATACCCTGTCTTTAATTTCCCATTCTGGTTTCGCAGGTTCTACTGGTTTAGTAAATACAGGTTTAACTGTTTCTACTGTTTCTACTTGTGCTGAAGCTATTTCTGCAATAGGCTCCGTTTTAGCCGCTTTCTTTTTAGCTGCTGGTTTTTTATTTGCCATAATATAATATAATTAAATAGTTAAAATAAAAGGGAGGATCCGAAGACCCTCGCCTTTATTATTGAAATCCTTAGATTCCTTTGAATAATACGAAGTTATTAGCTCCTTGAGTAATTAAACATCTTTCTGATAAGAAGTTAATTTCCATTGCGTCAAGAGTAGAGCCTGTTCCTCCACCTACTGATCCAGTTACCCATTGCTTCATTCTTCGGTCATCAGTTTGAGAAGCTCTGTATCGTACGTGCAAAAATGGACGACGAATATTAGTTCCTAAAACTTGATCGTAAACAGTTGAAGTTCCAGCTGGTACCATAACGCCTTCAATAGAAGATACTCCATCGATAGCACCACGAGTGGACGCATCATTTAAGTATTTCCAATCAGTCTTATAGAAATCGTAAGAACCTCTACGGAAGCCTGTAAACCCTAAGTTTAGTGCCATGTCCGAAGAGTTCTCAAATAAACCATAAGCAACTCCTCCATTTGCTCCAGCAGATAATCCCGCTAGCATGTCATCAAAGTCAAGAGAAGTTTGTCTATTATTAAATAACATGTTTTCTTCAATAGCCCCTTGACTATCAAGGTTCTTAAGAATGTTATCAAATTCAGCTAAACCATTCGCTGCAGTAAATCCAGTTTCAATATTCCCTCTGTCAGCAATAGCTGCGAATAAACCTTGAGTCCCTGGCTGAGTTAATTGTGTAGCAGCTACTTGATTAAGTTCTCCTTCTACCATTGCCATTTCTAAATAATCGTCGAAACGTAATTTAGTTTCAGATGCAGCTTTCAAATACCAAAGGTATCCGTCAGTTCCATCTTCAGTTGCAACGTTTACCCATCCGATTTGCGCAGTATCAGAACCAGATACAACGAACTGATCTCTAATAATGATTGGAGAGTTAACATACTGAGTCATTACTGGGTTGATAGAATTACGTGCAGCTGAGTTACCAGGGCCACCAGCTTCTAAACTAGTTCCTTTAGAGTAATCAGATCCGTAAACAAATACTTTCAATCCGGTAGCAGCAAATCCTTGAGTTGTCAAAGAAGTACCAGCAAAAGGCTGAACAGTAATTGTTCCTGCAGCTCCAAGTGTAGATGCAGTTACGATACCTTTAGCCTCTAATCCTGCTGGATCTAAAACTACTACTGTATCGTTTACAGAGATTACATTTTGTACTCCTGCAGTAGCGGCTGGATTAACCTCAATAACTGAAGTAGTACCAGTAGATACTTGCTCTACACCGTCGTAAGATATATGCAATCTGTTTTGTTCAGACCAAATAACTTGATCAGAAGACATTGGCATTTCTGCTCCTACCATACGTAAGAATCCGTTTAGTGTTCTGTTTCCATAACGTTCTACTTCAGCTTCGTATACTTCTGGTAAGTACTGCTGAGCAAAGTCAGCGAAATTGTCAGGAATTCCAGCGGCTCCGCCGTTGTTGTTCCATTGTAAATAGTTTGTCGCAAGTGCTTGCGTGGTTTGTGTTGGGATTAAACTCCCAAATTCTGGTGTTATTGCCATTTTTTAATTATTTTAAAATTTCTTAATTTTTAATTTTGAAGAATTTCCGTCGCTTACACCTTTTATTGTCCATTTACCCAGCTTGACATCTCCTTTTGGAGCAGCCTGGCGGGCTTCAGTTGATACGTTATTTGACTTATTAGTTATCTCTCTAATTGCATCAGCTTTACCTTGCTCATAAAAATGGCTTGCCATTTTGTCAGGGTTGCTTGCTGCATATAAAGCTTTGTGATAACCTGCTGTATCTTCCAGAACTCCGCTATCACCAGTAAACTTATTGATGAAATTGCCTATATCCTGCTGCCTTTCGGACACCTTTTCCACATTTGGAACACTCATTCTAAATGTCTTATCTCCTACGTTAAAATCGAAACCTTCGAATTCCTGTGAAAATAATTGCTTAGTGTTTGTTTTAAATATTTCTTGGTTTTTGGTGGCTTGCGCCTCATTCTCCTTGAATCTATTGAAAAAGCTTTCTGCTTCGGTTTGATTAGAACTACCGGTAGACCTCAACTTGATGTCATCATAGTATTTGTTCTTAGTTTCTTCCAAAAACTGTTTAGCTTTTGCAACTTCTTCTTTATACGCAATCTTTTTCTTGCGTATTTCGTTATCCTCATCTATGTCTTCGTCGAATGCAAAGTTATCATCGATAACAAAAGCAATCTCCTCAGCGCTAAGATGTGGCTTAGTGTGTTTATAATATTCTTTTACTAGCACGTTTTTATCAACATCGTCGTAATTTGTGTTTAATCTTACATAGTCCTGTATGTCTCCGCCTGTATCCTGCATGAAGTTAACTAACTTCTCAATATTTTCAGGCAATGTTGGTTGTATTGGAGCAGTTTTAGCTACGGGTGTTTCTACAGCAACCTCTTCTTTGGTAACTTCCGTTAATGTAGGTGTTTCCTCTACAACTTCTTTAACAACCTGTGCAGGTTCTGAAGGTATAACCACTTTAGCTATATCTGGTTCTGTGCTTTTTTTATTTAACGTAACCTTAGGTATATCTGTACTAGTGTCAATCAACGGCTCTTTAATAGCCGCTCGCTTTTGATCATCTGTTTGTACGACCTCCGGCTTTTTCTTTTGTTGGATCTTAAAAGTTCCTTCTGTTTTTTCCATAAAATAATATATAATTGTTTAAATAATTCTAGCTAGGTTCAAATGAGCTTAAATCAAAGCTACCCATAACGTCATTGCCTTGTGACTCAAAATTCTTAGGCATTCCATCTGTTTGTCTTTGCTGTATCATTTCGCTTTGCTGTGTAGCCTGCATTTTTGTTCGCTTGTCTTTACGATCTTCAGTTTCGCTCAACTTAGATTGCTCAGCTTGCACTTTTCCTTGTGATAACTGCATGTTATACTCAAACTCTTTCGCCATAAGCATTTCTTTCATTTGAGCTTCCATCTGCATTCTTTGTATTTCAAAATCAGCTTTAGCTTTTTCTATTGCTATTTTCTCAGCTGTCAGCGCTTGTTGCTTTTGAACTTCCTGCATTGCAATCTGTTCTTGAGCCTGAGCATTTGCTTGCGCTTGTGCTTGCGCTTGAGCAGCTTGAGCTTGTTGTGCTGCTTGTTGTTTTTTCTGACGCTTTAATTTTAGCATTTGATTAGCTAGCTGTATGTTCTTGATATTTCTAATATCAATTGCATCTTCAATATCTATACCCCCTTGCTGCAACGATGTATTAATATTGTTTGTTAATTCAGCTTTTTCTTCATCATCGGGTTCTAACTCTAACATTATGCCAAAATCATATAAATTTGAATTTGCTAACTCCCTCAACGTATTAACGTTTAATGCTGATATCGAATTCTTAAGGGAATTTTCAGTTAATGGATTAGCTATTACATCTGTTAACTTTAAAGAGATTATCTCTGCAGTTCTTAACGTTAAAAATAAAGATGCTTTTAATATATGGTTTGTAGCAGTATTAGATGCGTTAGCCGCTATCTTTTGTAATCCTACTAAAGCATTAGCATCTGGCTGACTACCATCACGAGCTTCGTTGAGTCCTGTTACATCTCTAATCATTTGCAAGTTATAATTGTATGCTGCAATTAAAGATTGTATTTTACTTGATCCGCTCCCAGTTTGTAATTCCTGAATAGGTATTTTACCTCTATTCATGTCGCCTTCTTGTGTAAGTGATCTACCTACAACCGAACCTGTTTGGAAGTACATATTAAGTGCTTCTGCTGGGTTGTATGTTGTACCGTTACCTAAATCAACTTCTGCTAAACCATCTACGTCTAAGTACACCCCATCTGGTACCATCTTAGATAATACTTGTTGTAACTTTAAATTTGTTAAGTTAATGATATCGGCAAAGCCTATACACTTACTTATAAGTGATTGTATTTTACCTTTATACATTCTAGGTGCTGCTGCTGCATAACTCATTACAACTTTGGTTGTATCTGCCATAGGGCGAGTCATGTTTTCAGCTAACTCCCATCTAAGCATTATATCGGTGTTCATTATTTTAGCTCCCTGGTATAATACCTCTATCGTTCTTGATACTCTTTCGAAGTTATCGTTTGGCGGAGGATTAAATTCATCCGTTTTTTCAATAGCTTTTTCTAAACCTGTATCTGTTCTTTTGATTTTAAATACTTGATTCATAAAAGTTTTATATTCAAAATATAATACTTGAACCGTATCTCTATTATTATTCATAAACCCTGTAACGTTAGATCCGTTAATTGGGCTCGATTGTATTTTTTCTAAATCGCTATCGCTTATATTAGGAAACTCTTTTTTAAGTTCTGATAGTGTTATTTGTTTTACTTCACCGAAATAATATAAATCGCTAAAATAGGGATCTTCTGTATATGACCAAACGCATTTTGCAGGGTCTACATAGTCAACTACTAAACCTTCTGACTTATTAAATGATGTTTTAGTTATACCAATACCTATATTAACAAGATCTTGATCAACTCTTTCTTTTATATTTTCAAATTTGTTTTGATCCAAAACAGTATTTATAGCCTCCTCTTCAGCTATTTCAATAGCCATTTTAGGTTTTAACTGCATGAATAACTCTAGCTCTTCGGGAGTATCAGGCAATTGCTGATCGTCCATACCTGACTTAGATATATCTTTTCCAAACACTTGAGCAGCTACAGCAATATCTTGTTGCATTGTCATATCATACAATATAGCTTCCTGTTGTCTTGTTCTTTTAGCTATAGATTCTGGATCCTGAGCATAAGCGTTAAGATCAAACTCTTTTTGTGATATACCGTTGCAAACAATATTAGAAAATTTAGTTAATACTGGAACTGGAGTCCAGTCTATATTCATATAAGACAAATCACCATTAACTGCTAATTCATTTTTATACTTATCCATAGGCTGTTCACCCCGGGCGTATAATCTTAGCATGTTAAAGGTCTTGTAGTTTAAATTAAATCTATTTGAAGTGCTACCTCCGAATGAAAACCATTCTTGCTCAATAGCCCTAGAAACTTTTAAACCATATTCAACAGTTGCTTTTTCTTCATCTGGTACCACCTGATCCGGAAACGAACTATTATAGCTTGTGCTTATTTTCATCTACTTAATTATTTTGGAAAAATTCCCCTTGTTATTGTATTTTTTAAATCCTAAGTCAAAAGACTTTCTTTTCGTTTCGTTTGTTGGCCTATACCTATGTTTATTGCAAGCCATAAGTGCTAAACCCGTGCTAATGGATGCATCAAACTTTGTTCTATTATTTATATCAAACTTAGCCCAGTCTTCTAATGTACGCTGAAAATACATATTTCCATATCCGTCTTCTTTCTCGCCTACAAAATCTTCTATATAAGTTTCAATAGCAGCGGCATGCGCTTGCTTCACGTCTTCACTTGAATTAGGTATGCCCCCAACTTCTCTTTCAGATACAGATAACTTATTTATACTTTTGTCAGGTCTATTCATAGAATAGCCTCTATAACCACGACGCTTTAAATAATAAAGTAATCTGGGTTTGTTATTTTCACATAATATTGGCATACCATAAAACACAATAGCCATTAACACATCTTCAAAAAACATTTCTGCCGTTGAAGGTCTTGCAATGTATTCAAGAAAGAAATAGTTAGGGGGTGCATCACTCATTGAAAACTTAGTCAATCCAGATAATGCCCCGTTACTTCCACCGCCGCCAACAGTACCGCTAATATCGTAACTATCACATCCAAAAGCTCCCATGTGTTCATTTCCTGGATATTTGTTACCTCGTTTTAATATTATGTTGTTTTGAAGCGATTGTTCTGGTATCCACGATATTTTAAATCTGCCGTTTTTATTTGGATAGAATATAACTCTTGTGTCTTTAATCCCCCCTTCCCATTGAAAACTTCCGGTAGTCACCATCTGCTTATTGTTTAACTCCTCGTTAAAATCAATTTGCTGATATATTTTTGTTAGGTTAAATATAGATTGTTTAGCCTCGTCTCTAAAAGCGTGTTGTTCTGTACGGGGAAATTGTCTATAATATTCGTTCAAGGCGTCAGCATCGTCTTTTAATCCTTCAACTTCATTTTCCCAGTGTTGTATTACGCCTTCTGTAATTAAATTACCTTGGGGATCTAATGTTTCTTTTTTTGGAACATCAAACACAGGATGGCCGTACTGA